TTGACGTCGCTGCGCTTGCTGTGCGTCTGCGACGGCGTGTAGGAGGCCGTGACGATCAGGACGCGGAACGTGTCGGTGTCGAAGTCGATGGCGCCGCGCGCCAGGTCCTCGATCATCGAGAAGTAGATGAAGCTGGCCATGGGTGGTTCAGGCGGGCACGCCGAGGGCGCGCATCAGGACGTTGGTGGCGGCGGAGAGCAGGTGCTTGCCGATGACGTTGCGGACGTGCTCCGAGAGGTTGTTCGCGGTCGCGGCGACCACGTCGAGTTCCTTCGCCACGTCCTCGCCGGCCATGGCGCGGGCCTGCAGCTGGCCGGCGTCGAGCGTGACGCGGGCCACGAGGGCGACCTGCGCCGGGTCTTTCAGCCCCGCCTCGGCCTGGATGGCGCGCAGCGTGTCGGCGATGCTCACTTCGCACCCCCAACGCGGATGCGCCACGACTCGACGAGGTCGAGGCGTCGCTGCTTCTGCTCGGCGGTGAGGGTCGGGTCGGCCTGCACGTAGGCGATGTGCGCCGGGCCGATCTGCTCGTAGGTGGAGAGGTCAGCCGGCGTGATGGTGCACGACGGCAGACACAGGAGGCCGAGAACGGCCGGCATGGTGATCTTCTTCATGGTGCTGCGAACCCTTGCGCGTTGACGTAGACGGAGCCCGTGCCGCTCGCGGTCAGCGTGACGACCTCGAGCAGCGTGTTGGCGGTGCCGACCAGCGGGGTGGCGAACTCGAACCCGGTCGGGACGAGTGCGGCCGTCGTGAGGTTGATGCGCCAGATGACCGTTCCGGCAGCTCCGTCGCGGATGGCGACCTCGGTCGCGGTGCCCAGCGCCGTCGAAGAGATCTGGATGCCGGTGATGTAGTTCCGCAGGCCAGCGCCGGCCGCAGTCTTGATCGTCACCGCCGTCGTCGTGTTGACGATGCCGGATGCACCAGCGACGTAGCGCCAGGCCGAAGCGCGGTCGGTCCCGTATGTCGAGACCGGTAGCGGTGTGGCGCCGGAGACGAACTGCGGGTTGCCCGCCGTGTTGTAGAAGTGCTGTGTCATGCGGGCTTCCTCGTGATGTCGCGCAGTGCTTCGGTGAGCTCGCGGCGAGACGTGTGCGCGTCCTCTCGCACGGCTTGCATCATCTGCAGCTGCGTCGTGCTGAACGTCTCGCCGAGCTTGTGAGTCATGCTCGTGCAGTCGCCGACGACCTTCTCGACGTGCTCGCGGTTTGCCTTCCGCTCGGCGTCGCTCGATGCCCGCTCCTCGCGCAGGTGGCGCAGGAACACGAACAGGGCGACCAGCAGCAGGACCGCCGCGCCGCCGCCAGAGAGGTCCTTCCAAGGGACATCGAGGCCGTCGGATGGAGGAAGAGCCGATGCGGCGGTGAAGCCGACTGCCGAGAGGACGCCAAGGATGATGACTGTCGAGATGGTGGTCATACGACGTAAGCGTCGAACGTGACGTGCGCCCAGATCACCTGGGAACCAGTGGCGGTGCCCACGATGAACTTGGCCACGGTGGCCACGAACTCGCCGGGGTAGACGGGGATCGGTGCGGCGAAGCGCATGTACACGTCGCCATTCGTCGGCATCGCACCAACGGCCGCACCGACGGGCCACGTTTGGAAGCCGAGCGGGATGCGACGCGGTGCCTTCGTGCCGCTCGCCGTGGCTTCGGCCGTCGCCATCGACACAGCCGTGTGCCCGTAGGCAAGCGACCACGCGAGCGTTGTCGCCGTCGTCGCCACAGCCGCGCCGAGGTTGGCCGAGCTGATCTTGACGCCGCGAATCATGATCGTGCGGCCAGTGATGGCAGCCGTGCCGGCGGGGTTCTGGTAGCTGGTGACGATGCCGTCCGTGACAGCCGCGGCCGCAGCGTTGAACCGCGCTTGCCCGCCGAACCCCGTCACCAGCGCCGCCGTGTTGGACAGCGCAGCCGCAGCCGTGGGGTCGGCGCTGTTCGCATAGCTCGCCGTCGTGCCCATCGTGCCGCCCGACTGGCCCTGCGATGCGTGCTGACCAGCCCCCGTCATCGCGTCCACGGGGTCGACCGTGTGCTGCACGTCGGCTTGGTCGATGGCCACGAACGCCACGCGCAGCTGCTGGGCTAGCCCCGTCACGCCCGTGTTGTAGGTGCGGAACGTCATCGGCAGCGCACCGGCTCCCACCGGGCCGACGCCAGCCACGTCGGCGAACCGAGCGACGAGCACGTCGTCGATCCAGAAGTTTGCACCGGAGAGGTGCAAGTCGATGGCGAAGTTCCGCGTGGTGGCAGCGCCGATGAGCGTGCCGAAGTTGAGGGCTACCGACTGCGACTCGCTGCCGTTGATGTTCAACACGCAGCGCAGTTCGCCGGCCGCGTTCAGGCGGAAGAACGCGCCATCCGTCGGGGCCGCCGTGCCCGTGGCCAGCAGCAGCCCCCACTCGGTCACGTTGCTGGTCTGCGGATTGTTCGTGATCTGCGCCCGGCACCGGAACGACACGCCGCCCGAACCGCGCGTCGGGAACATCCGGTAGGACGTGACGCGGGCCACTGCGGCGTTGGCCGTGCTGTTGCCGCTGTTGAGCGTCAGGTAGCCGCTGCCCTGCACGATCGTCATGGTCGTGACGGGCGACGTGTAGAGCGCCGAGTTGATCGCCGCCGAGTTGAACCACTCGCTATGCAAGATCTGGTCGATGCCGACGCGAACGCGGTAGTCCTCGGTGGCCTCGGGGGACTTGATGCTTCGCGTTCCGGTGATGGTGCCGGCGTCCTGCTCGACGAGGATCGCGGCATGCCCGGCGAGCGTGTCGTCCAGCGTCAGTGCGATCTTCGCCTCGTTCTGGGCGTTGATCTCAAGCTGCGTCCCCGTGAGTCCCTTGATCTCTGCCATGTTCGATCAGCCGATGATGTAGTTGATGCGGCGTTGGCCGGTGACCGGTCCGGGGACTGCGATGGCAGCAACCTTGAAGCTCCCCGAGAGCGGCTTCACCGTCAGGACGATCCCGTCGAGCTCGCCCTCGTCGCCGTCCTCACCGAGGTCTTCGACGGTGGCGATGATCTTCGATGCACCCGAGACCGCGCCGTTTGTGACCGTGAACGTCGAGCCGTAGACGGGAGTCGTGCCGAAGTCGATGGTCGTCGAGTAGACGGTCGCACCACCGCCAGACGGCGTCGCCCAAGAACCATCGCCGCGAAGGAACGTCGTGCTGTTTGCGGTGCCGGTTCCGAGGCGTGCCGTGGCGATGATGCCGGAGACGATGGCCGCCGCGTCGATGTCGCTTACGAACGCCAGCGCGCCGAGCCCGAGCAAGGTCTCCAGCTCGCTCGCGCGCAGCATCGTCGGAACGCCGCTCGGGTCGGTGCCGGCCACTCGGTCGGGGTCGGGAGCCGACAAGGTCGCGAGTTCGCCGAGGCCGAGCTCGGTGCGGACCTGGCTCGGCGTCAGGTCCTGCGGGGCGCCGTTGCCGCTCGCGTTCTGGCGACCCTTGATGGTCCCGGCGAGCATGCCGGCCTGCTTCGCGTTGGTGACCACCCCGTTGTCGATGGTCCACACCGAGCCGCTGCCGCTGACCGTCACGTCGCCCTTGTCGCCGTCGGTGACCCCGCCACCACCACCGCCACCCGCAGGCGCCCAGACCTTGACGGTGCCGTCGGCGTCGAGCGTCACCTCGCACTGCGAGAAGCCGCCAGTCGGTGAGCCGACGACGTTGTTCAGGTCGCGACGCAGTAGGACTGGGCGGTCCTCGGTCTGCACGACGACCGGCTTCGCGGTCGACCACGCCGGCAGTCCGGCGACACGGCGCCGCGCCAGCATGGCCATCGTCGTCTCGTCAGAGGCCTGCGCGCGCGCCGCATCGGCCGCAGCTTGTGCGACGAGCGGCTGCACGGCTCAGACCTCCTCGAACCACAGCTGCGCGTTCCAGCCGGTGAGCGTGCTCGGCTCCGCGGCCCAGTGCAGCGAGAGGCCGCTCGTCGAGCTGGCCGGCAGGACGATCTGCTCCTTCTCCGGCAGCCACAGGTCGAAGCCGGCCGTGATGAGGAACGACCACTCGCCGATGACGGTCTTGCCACCAGCGCCCTCGCCGCTCGCGTTGACGCCAGCAGTACCGGCGGCGCCGGTCGTGGCGCCGGTGATCGCGGAAGCGGCGTCGCTCGGGTCGACGGGGCGCGGCGTGACGGCCGTATTCAGCGTCGGGAAGGCCGAGACCTGCCGAGACAGGCGGACGCGCACCATGCCCGCCGTGGTCGTGCTCGACTGCGAGACGTGGGCACGGAACACGCGGAGCGATCGCGACGTGCCGGGGTTGATCCAGCACAGCGTTCGGATCGCGCCCGACGAGACCGTGACTGCCTCGGCACCGACGACGTAGATGCGGCCCATCGTGGTCGAGAGCGCACCCCATCAGGGCAGCGCAGGCCACGCCGCAGTTAACCCAAACCAGAGTCTCAGACCGTCTGTTTCCTCGACGGAGACAGGCCGAACTGCCCGATCTGCTGCACGTCGACCACGAACGTCGTCGTGCCGCTCGGCGTGTAGCCATCGGCGGTCTGCTCGGCCGCGGTGTAGGTCACCCACTTGTCGCGGAGCGTCGGCGTGCCGCTGCCAGGCGTTGCCGTGATCGTCTTCGTGCGCACGACCGACGACCCCGTCGGGTCGTAGATCGAGAACAGGTAGCCCTCGCTCGGCTCGTCCATCGGGTGCGGCGGCTGCGTGCCGACCTCCTGCACGTCGCGGCACCAGTGGGCGACGACGGTGAGCGTGGCGTTGAAGGGCGACGACCCGATCAACTTCGACACGGAGCGAACCGGCAACGGGCGCGCGTTGTGCCACTTCGCCGAGACGCCGATCGGCTCGACGTCGTCCAGCGACAGGCCCGGCGGCACCAGCTTGTAGACGAGCGCCGTCGGCTGGATCGTGCCGGGGAACACGCGGCGCCACAGGCCTGGAGCCGGTGCGCCGGTGCTGGTGGTCAGCTGCACGACGACGCTCCCCGCCAGCCACCCGCGCGGGGTCGTGCCTCGGAGCCCACGGAGCATGGTCTCGAAGTAGAACTTCCCCGGCGTCCCGTCGGTTCCGACCTTGACGGCCGCGATGATCTCGAACGCGTCCCGGTTCTCTGGGTCGATGACCGCGAACCAGTTGGCCCCGAGCGCGGCCTCGGCTGCAGTGACCGAATCGACCGAGATGCTCTCGTCGGTGAACTGCGTGTTGGCGTTCGTCCCGTAGCTGCTGACCGTCACGGCGGTGGTGCCGTAGGACTCGCTCGAAGGGTAGGCGTCCCACGCGAACCCGACCGTCCTTCCGATGATGGCCCGATCGTTGACCGTGCCGACCTGCGTGTATGTCGTGCCGTCCGGCGACTCGTAGACGACCGCGCCGGCCCAGTCCTCCAGGCTGGTTGTGTCGAGCGCGAAGGCCAGCGACGGCAGAAGCGCGTCCTCGTCCTTCCACGCGGGGATGTCGAGGATGTGCGCCTCGTTGATGGCGCCGGCCGTGACCAGGGCCGGCGGCTCCGAGCCTGCGGCGCTCTGCACCGGGCTCGCGACGGTCGACAGGTCGATCTCTTCGCGCACGGCGGTGACAGCCACGCGGAAGTCGCTGCCGATGTCGCGCTGGATGATTCGCGCCGAGACGACCTGCCCCTCGTCGTCGGTGAACGTCACCACGTCGCTCTCGAGCAAGTGCAGGTAGTTCGCCGGCAGCACAAGCCGGTAGGTGCGCGCATTGATGTGCGCCCGGCGCAGCGTCGTCGTGGCGAGGTTGCGCGCGTCCTTGCGCGTCAGGACGACGTTCGAAAGGTCGAACTCTGCGTCGTTCTCCCACTCGAAGCCGAACGGATTGCGCAGGCCGAAGTGCTGGTAGCCGTCGGCGAACTGGTTGTCGGGGTCCTGGTGCCGGATGCCCATCGACGTCGGCAGGTCTTCGGGCGCTGCGTCCTCGACGTTCACTTTCTCGTCGGTCGCCGGCTCGCCGTCGAGGCGACAGCCGAGGTGCGAGATGCCACCGTTCAGGATCTCGACGACCTCGCTGTTGCCGATGTCGAACACCGCGATCGCGCCGTCGCGCTCTTGCGTGATGAGCTGGCCGGCGACGAGCACCGGCTGGATCGCCGTCGCGAGCGCCGCGTTGCCACGGAAGTAGGCGCCGAGGAACGGGCGGTTGTCGATGCCCTCGACGTCGATCGCGTCGTCGGGGATGCCGCCGCGCTCGCGCAGGATGGTCCGCACCGCCTCGCCCCACGTCATCGCGGAGTCGGGGTCGATGATGGCTTCCATCGCGAACGGCAGCGCGTTGCCGAAGTCGTTCGCGAAGAAGTCGTCGAGGCCCTGGTAGGCGACGCCGCGGTAGGCAGAGACGTTGCCAGTGCCGCGCTTCTGGACAATCAGCGCGTCCTCGCCCTGCGTCTCGGTGCCGCTGTGGTAGTAGAGCGACGGGTCGAAGGTGGGAGGGAACAGAGGGGCCGAGAACGGCTTCGGGTCGGGTATCCGGATTCTCCCCGGACTCGTCGGCGGGAAGATGAACTGCCCGATGGCGGCCGATCCGTTCAGATACTGCGCATTGAGGCTCACGTCGCCGGCGCCGGTAGCTCGCCAGACGGTGCCGTTGTGCTGCGGCAACGGGAAGTTCTCGAACAGCAGCGCTTGGTTGAGAACCTCGCCGAACAGCGTGTCGGGCCGAAGGTGCGACGCGGAGACGAATCTCCACCTCGTGTTGGATCCGCCGCCGCCTCCGCTCGGAGGGTTGAGCGAGGTTGGGACGTCCTCGATGAACATCACGTCATCGACGCGAGTGACCGCTGCCGGCGAGAACGGGGTCCCGGCCGTGGCTGCGATGCCGACGACAAGCTGCCCCTGGTATGGCGCCAGCTCGATCGAGCTCGGTGCCACCGTGTGCGGAGTCACGGCAGCGACCTTCCAGTAGCTGTTGATGTCGGCCCCGCCGGTCATGATGAAGCCGGATAGGATGACGGCATCCCCGACTGCGTGCTTCGATGCGAAGTCGGGGTCGCTGGTCGACTCTGCCGTCAGCACGAGGCGAGGCCCGACCACCGATACCGTCATGCGGTCCGACTCGGTCGAAACGAGGTTGCGGCTGTTGAACAGCAGCATCGTGTTGTTGCCGCGCAGCTGCACGAGCCGGTTGGTGACGCGGTCGTTGATCGCGATCAGTGCATCGAAGTAGGTGCGCCGCTGCGCGACGCCGGTGCCTCGCTTCGATGACGACGCAGCCGTCTCCAGCGCCTTCAGGTCTTGCCAGAGCGTGTGCGTAGGCACGCGGATGCGACGGCCCAGAGCCCAGACGCGCGGCGCCCCAGGCTCGTTCGAGTCTGCCGGAACGCCAAGCAGGCGCTCGGGCCGGACCTTCCCTCGCCCTTTGCCTTGCAGGGCAGGGACGACAACGAACTGGTCGACGATCGCCGCCGCAGTCAGGACGACGAAGCCGAGGATCGGGTTCGCTGCGAACGCGCCGCCCGCTGCCGCGATGGATACGCCTGCGCTTGCCATGCTATTCGATCCCCCTGATGCGCCAGACCGCGACGACCGGCTCGACCTGCACGCACTCGATGACGCGACGGTTGCGGCCCCACGCGTGCACGACGACCGGCTGGCCGCAGCCGTTCACGCCGACCGGAACGACAACGTGCCGCGCCTGCCGGCCGACCCGAACCTGCCAGATGTGAGCATCCGCAGGATCCGCCACGCGGTCGCAGTAGGAGGCCAGACCATCGGCAAGGTCTGACTCTCCCGGCAGAACCCCGTAGCCGCGGGTCGCAGGCAGCACGAGGCCGCACGCCGTCGCCGCTGCCCACGGGACGCCGACGCAGTCGAGGCCTTTGCCGATCGCTCGGCCTTGGTGAACGACCGGCGTCCCGATGCAGGACCGGACCGCCTCCAGGAACTGTGCGCGCGCGATCATCTCTCCCCCGGTTGTTCGATGACCTGTGCTGCGCTCGGTGCTTCGTGGTCGCCGCCGAAGTTCAGCTGGTTCGCGAACTTGTCCTTGCACGTCGAGAACAGCCCGTCGCACCCGACGCGGATGACGCCGCGGTCGCCGACCTGGATCGGGTAGACCGTCGGCAGCAGCAGCTCGAAGCGGTAGGCCGCGTCCTCGTAGCGCACGATCGGGCAGACCTGCCCCGCGTTGTCGCCGGTGACCCAGTGGATCTCACCGTCTCGATACCAGTCGTCGCCGAAGCCGTTTGTGAACAGGGCCGCGGTCACGGTGAACTCGCGCCGGTTGTCGATGACGGTCGCCACCGTCGGGCCGCGGCCGATGTGGTAGGCGCACGACACCGGCAGCACCGCCCACTGCCCATCGACGAACAGCGTGTCGGAGTCGTTTCCCAGGATGGCGAGCTCTTGGCCGCTGCCGACGCCACCGGCGCGCATGAGCACGCGGTAGCCCACCCACTGGTCCGTGGTCCAGGACTTCGACGAGTCGGTCAGCGACACCGCGTTCGGCGCCGTGGCAGTGCCGATCTCGCTGGCGGCCATCTGCGTCCATGCGCTGATGTCCTTGCGGCAGAACTGGCCGCCCAGCTTGTATTGACACGTCGTCGTCCAGGTGCCGCCGAACCGACCGGCGGCCTGCCGCTGCAGCTGTTGCGAGCGGCCCTGCAGCGTCGCAGTGAACGAGCTCCCGCGGCGCACGATCTTGCGGATCCATCGCCGGTGCCGCGCGAACACCACCCACGGCTTCTGCCAGTCGGTGACGACTTGGTAGACCGTCGCGCCGAGGTAGGCGCCGCCGTTGATGTCGGGGATGGTGACGGTCGTGCCGTCGATGTGCCCGCGCGCTTCCTGGTCGCCGGTGCGGAGCGCCGCCTCTCGCCGGTCGGCCGAGAGCTCGCCCATGATGACCGGCACGTAGACGCGCCCCTCGAAAGTCAGCGCGCGATCGTGGTCGGTGAACGTCAGCTCGACGCCGTCCTTGCGCACGATGCGGATCAAGTGGCAGAGCTTCTTCGTGCGCGTGTAGCGCAGCTGGCTGAGAGCGCCGGCTCCGGGTCGACTGGTCAAAACGAGACCTCCGCACCGTTGATGGTGCCGGTGACGAGCTTCGTGACGGTGACGGTCGACAGGTAGCGGATGGCCGCACCCGCGGCACCGCCCTGCGCCGCCGTGATGGCGGTGCCCAGCGAGCTTCCCGGCGACCCTGCCGTGCCAGGCCCGCCGCCTGCGCCGCCGCTGTTGTGGCCCGCCAGGACGCCACCGAGGCCGCCGAGCCCGATCGAGCCGCCCTGGCCGTTGCCGGCCGCCAGCTGGCCCGACCCGCCGAGGCCGAAGCCGCCGAGGCCCGGTTCCGAGGCGAGGTAGCCAGCGCCGCCACCGCCGCCGCAGCCAGGCACGGCGACGAACGTGCCGCCACCGCCGCCGCCGCCGCCGCCCTGGATGAAGCCGCGGTTGACGATGACGAGGTTGTTCCAGGTCTGGATCGCCGGCCCGCCGGCCTGCCCCGGACCGTTGAACGCGGACGGCGGGACCAGTCCACCCTGGCCACCGGCGCCACCGCGGCCGCAGATACGGGCGCCGGCCTCGAGCAGCAGCTTGATCGTGGTCCCCGCCGGCCAGACGCCGGTATCGAAGGCAGGGATCGCGACCGACGTGCTGCCGATGACGTGGCCCGCCGCGATCGTGCAGGTCACGGCGTAGGGCACGTCGTCGAAAGCGCCGGCCGAGCGCGCATACTCGCGCAGGTTGAGGTTCGTCTGCGTTGTCAACCGTAGGTTGACAACCTTGCGGTCGGCGAGGCCGGTGCCGATCGTCGCCGTTCCGCTGCGCACGTAGACCTGCCAGAGGCCTTCGATGGTCAGCACCGGCAGATGCAGGTCGGCGACCTGCCCCGGCGTCAGCGTCGCGAACGCGGTGCCAAGGATGCCGAGGATGGTCAGGTTCGCCGTCCCGGCGTTCACGATGCGGAAGACGTCTGCCCCCTCGCGAAGGAAGAGCGCCAGCGGCAGCACGGCGAACGTGGCGCCCGAAGGACGCACGACGTGCAGGCGCTTGCCACCCGGCCCCCACGGCAGGCCGAGCGTGTAGAACGGCCCGCCGGTCGAGACGTCGACCGAGCCGCCGAACCATGCATCTCCGGTGACGCTCACGAGGTCATCACCCAGGTCGAGGTGCCGCCGCTGCGCACGAGGTTGATCCTGCGCGCGCTGCCGGCGCTGATGGCGGTGCCGAGCGCGTTGCCGGCGTCGTCGCGGACCTGCACGGTGCCCGCCGACCCGGTCGCGTTGTTGATGACGAAGACGTCGATGCCGCTGCCCATCTCGCCCGGCACCGGGAGGAACGCGTTGATCGCGGCGCCCGGCACGATGTTGATGAGCCGGCCGTCGGCGTAGCTGAGCGTGACGTCCTGCGAGGTCGTGATGTTGAAGCAGCCGCCGGGGTCCACCCGCTCCGGCTGCTCGACCTCGTTCAGCACCTCGACGAGGTCCAGGAGCGGCAGGCTCCACGTCTGGAACGCGTCGGCCTGCAGCCGGGCCCAGCGGTCGAAGTCGAGCGAGAACCGCACCGGCACCGAGAACTGGTAGCCGGCGGTGACGATCTGGCCAAGCGTCGGAGCCGACGCCAGCGTGACGACGCCAGCGCTGTTGACCGTGAACGAGCCCGTCGGCGTGCCGGCGACCGCGACCAGCACGGAGCCGCTGACCGGCAGTGTGATCGTGCGGGTGTATTCGCTTGGCCCGCTGGCGCCGTAGCGCTTCACGAGCTGGAACTGCGTCGTCGTGCCGTCGCCGGTGCCGAGAACCTGGTCGAGTGCAGCCGGCGCCGTCTCGCCGTCGGAGTTGCTGGTGTAGTCGGCGAAGTCGGTGACCTTGAACGAGTGCAGCGCGCCGCGGCGTTCCAGCGCGAACGACTTCAGCTCCTTCGCCTCGGCCGGCGTCTGCAGTGCCTTGACCAGCGAGAGCCGGTGAACGGCCTGCGCCTGCCGCGCGACGCGGACCTCGTGCCCGCTCGCGGTCGTCTGGATGATCGTGGCGAAGCCAGGGCCGCTCTGGCTGGCATACTGGATGCCGCTCGGAAGTGTGACGTCGTGGAATGCCATGCGCTATCCGATGTCGATGTTGGAGCCTGGGCCCGGCGACCCGCCGTTCTGCGCGGCCTGCGTGCCCGTGATGCCCTTGACCACGGCGCCGAAGATGCCGCCGACGCCTTCCTGGAAGCCCTGGCGCGCGAGCGACTGAAACACCGCGGCCAGCGCACCGCGCAGCGTGTTGGCGCCGCTGATGGCGTCGAAGAGGGCGCCGCCGATGGCTGCGCCGAACTGTTCGCCGGCCCGCGTCGCGCGCTCGATGTTCTCGTTGATGCGCTCCCAGCGCTCGGCCTGCTGCTGCATCTGCTCCTCGGTCATCCGGACGCCTGAGCCGGGGACGCCGTTGTCCGGGTTGAGGATGTCTTCGATGGACGGGTTCGCGTTGAACCCAGGGCGCAGGACGCCGGTGGAGTAGAGGGCGGAGTCGGAGACGTTGCGGGCGAACGGGCCCTCAAGACTTTGCGCAGGAACCTGCCCCGTCTGCCGAAGCAGCGACTGGGCCTGGCTCCGCAGCACCGCGAGCGCCTGCTCGTTGGTGAGCCGAACAGCCCCAGGGCTTGTGTTCTCGAAGTTCTCGATCCTCGGGAACCCGCCCGGGCCACCGGGAACCGTCCTCGAATCAGCGAACGACCCGCGCGCCAGGAACTGCGCGGCCGACTGGTTGCCCTCGAAGGCGAGGAACGCGATGAGCTGCTGATCCGAAAGCCCCGCCGCGTCGCGAAGCTGGTTGAACCCGCCTGGCAGACCCTGGCCAGCGACGAGGCCCTGCTGAAGCTGCTGGATCTGGCGGAGCTGCCGGCCGGACCTTGCAGCGGGGTCGTCAGGGATGCCGAGCAGCCTGTTCGCCCGATCGGAGATGTCGTTCTTGCGGATCTCGTCCGCGAGGGCTTGGTAGTCGACGACAGCCTGCTTCGCGCCGCTGCTGAACGCGGCAAACGCCGTGGCGGCGAGGCCGATCGCCGTCGCCACCGCGCCGATCGGGTTCGCGCGGATGACGGCGCCGAGCGTTCCGAACACCGTCGCCGCTCCGCCGACCGATCCGCGGAACTCGCGGAAGTCTCGCGTCGTGTTCCCGATGTCGAGCAGGAGCCGCGTGGCGTTGAACAGGCCCGCGGCCGTGTTCAGTTCGCCGAACGACCGCGCCGTCTGGCTGATGCCGTTCGCGATCTGGACGCCGCCTCCGGTGACCTGGAAGGCGGCGCCGAGGTTCTGGCCGATCTGCTTGGTGAGCGGCTCAATCCGGCTTCCCGCCCCGTAGATGTCGTCGAGGGCCCGCTTCGCCTGCGCCGCCCCGCGCTGCATCCCCGTCGCGTCGATCAGCAGCTCGAGAGTTGGCATCAGCGCCCCCCTTCTTCGTGTTCACCATGGCCAGGAACTCGCGGTCCATGGCCCGCATCAGCGTGCACCAGCGCCGACGTTCCTCGCCGACGACTCCGTTGTCCTCGCACCAGCGCGACAGCTCCGAGTAGGCGAGGCCGCTGGCGGCCATGCCGATCGCTCGCCCCTCGCTCAGTTCGTGCCACGCGTTCCATACTGGTTGCAGGTCGTCGTCGAGTTCGGGTTCCGGCCCGATGTCCGGCATGGGCGGTCGCCCGTGCTTGCTTCGCAGCTCCGCTTCCTTCGCCCGCCGTCGCCGCTCGTCCGGTGGGTAGCGGTGAAGCCACCGAAGGCGGCTAGTCAGTTTCCCGCGGCCTTCGCGACCTCCTGCGCTGCCAGCGCCGCGCGCCAGTTCGCCGCCGACTGCACGAACTCGCGCAGCGACAGCCAAGCGTCATCCGTCATCAGCTCGACGGCCTTGTCCTCAGACCACGGCAGCGGCTGCCCGCCGACCACGAGGCCGCGCCAGCCGCGCAGGACCGCACGGCCCAGCGCCTGGCCCTGGATCTTGCGCAGCACGGCGTCGGACACCTTGCCCTCGCGGATCTCGTAGAGGTGCGGCCGACGTGCGTCGTCGAGGGCGCGTTCGTAGGCGGTCAGCGCCGGCACGATCAGCAGCGCCGGCCCCTCGCCGGGTTCGTCGACCGACTTCCCGCCGATGCGGTTGTCGGGCTCGCGCCAGATCGACCACCAGACGCCGCCCGCGACCTTCGCCGGGTCGACCTTGATGCCGAGGAGGTCCATCACACGAACCTCTGGATGCGGAGCGTGCACCCTTCGACCGGGTCGAGCACCGCCTGCCCGCTGCCGTCGAGGTAGTCGTCCTGGTTCAAGCCTCGCGTGTCGGCGCCGAGGTCGCTCCACTTGTGCTGCGGCATCGACACCGTGAGGACTCGCCCGCCGCTGTCCTGCATCGCGAACCACAGGTCGGTGGCCACGTTGCCGGTGTAGTTGCTCATCTCCGTCCAGTTGGACAGGTAGCTCGAGCTCGACGTCGTCACCTGCGTCGCACCCCAGGAGAAACCCGTGGCGCCCAGCGTGCCGACCTGCGTCTGCGCGCGGATGCTGTGCGTCATCGAGAAGCCGATGGACTTCGCCGAGTAGGCCGAGCCGCCGAGGTTGAACACCGGGACGCCGAGCGCGTCGAGGATCGGCATGGTCGTCGGGTTGGTCGTGCTGACCGCGTAGGTGCTCGTGTTGCGCTGCGAGCTGGCGCCCAGCAGGTCGAACGAGCACGTCGTGATGCCGCCGTCGGCGATGTTGATCGACATGCCGTTGACGACCACCTTCTCGAAGAGCTCGAAGAGCGAGCCGTCGGTGCGCGCAACCTCGACGTCGAAGAAATACTGGTTCGTGCCGTTCTTCATCCGCGCGCCGCGCGTGACGGTCACGTTGCCGGAGCTGCCGGTGAAGTTGGCCGCGGCCTCGACGGTGAGCGTCAGGGCGACCACTGCCGTCACCTTCCAGAGGCCGTTGTCGCCGGCCGGCGTGGCGCCCGTGGTCTTGACGATGTCGCCGACCTCGATGCCGTCCGAGATGAACGAGCCCGACGCGCGCGTGATGGTCTTCGCCGCGCCGGTCGTCGAGCAGCTGGCCACGGTGGCGACCGCCGTCTCGGTGGCCCGCATCGCGCCGCGCATCAGGAACCACAGCGCCTCGTTGACCACCGGGAACGTCAGCTCCGCCGGCAGGCCGCCGCTGACCGACTGCGTCAGCCGCACCAGATCCTGGATGTTGGCGTCGGTGCGCAGCGTGTTGCTCTGCTGGTAGCCGACGCGGTTGCGAAGGCTCTGCGCCGTCACCGGGAACACGAGAAGGTCGCGCGTCGCCGGGGTGGCGAAGCTGCTGCGCTGGACGATGCCAACGCGCACGGCATTCGATGCGGTCATGTCACTACCTCGTCGACTCGGAAGGGGATGCGGACGGTCCGCCGGCACCAGGCCCCGTCGACTTCGGCGGTGCCGATGATCGAGGGCGCTGGCGTGAAGGAGATGAGGGCGGGCGTCTCGGTGGACACGCCGCGGAAGGCTGCGATGACGGTCGCGGCCCGGTCGAGGAGCGCCGCGTCGCCGAGGCGAGCCGGCGCGAACAGGTTGACCGTGGCGGAGCCGGTGGACCGGTAGCGCGCGGTGCCGGTGGCGACCTGCGTCGTGCTGTCGACCGCGATCGAGAACCGGCACCAGTTCTGGACGGTGTCGGCCGGCTGCGGACCGTTGTCGTGCACGGTCACGAGCTCGAGCTCGTCGGTGACAAGCGTCTTGAACCGGGACCGGATCCACTCGAAGGCGGCGGGGCTCACGGCACCCTCGCATACTTGGCCGAGATGGCGGCGACAGCCTGCGCAACCATGCCGGCGGGAGCCTGCTTGCTCCAGCCGTTCTCCAGCGCGTCCATGTAGTCGAGCGGGTTCGTGATCCAGACCGCCGAAGGCTGCGTGATGCGGCCGACGACCGCGAAGCCGTCCGACAGCGCGCGCGCGCCCGAGGCGTCGACACCCTGCAGCGGCGTGCGGGCCGGCGCACCGATCGAGATCTGCCAGTTGCGCCGCGCCTGGCCGCCGACGTAGCCCTTCGGCAGCGGCGGCAGGCCCTTGAGCGCGCGCTTCTGGTTGCCCTTCCACCGGGTCGAGTTGCCGACCGGCGTCGCCTGCACGATCGCGGTGAACGTCTCGGCGACGATCTGCTTCTGCATCTGGACCGCGCGCGCCGGCACCTCCTCGGAGAGCCA